CCTATGAGATAAATGATCTTGGCGAAATTAACTTCGGAGATCGAACGGTAATTCCGCTATCTAACATAACAAAAATGGAGAAGATATGGGCAAGAAAAAACAAGAAACAATCCAAGACATATTAGATAGAATACAAGAAGATATTGATTCTATCAGAGACAAAGCTGATGAATTAGAAAATCAAGATTATGATTCTGATTCAGATGATGATTTTGAAGACGAAGACGAAGACGAATAGTCTACTAAAATCTTTTCTTTCTTTGGAGGTCGTTGTGGTTTTCCGATTCTAATATCTGTTTGTTTTTGTTTAACGTCGGACTTTAGTTCCTTAACTTCAACACCTTCAAGGATTGGAGAGTATTGATCCAATACTTCAGCAAGTCTTCTATCTAATTCTTCTTCAGATAAATCATCCAACTTACCGGTCCTAATAATTTTTTGTTCTATATATAATCCAGCAGCCTTACCTCTAGATACTTCTGCATTAACTGCAGCACTCCAGGCTTTATTCTTTAAAGCTTCATTCTTAATTTTACCTAATTCAGTTATATGACTTTCAAAAGTAATGTTATATTTCTTTTGATTCTCAGTTCTAAGTTCTCCAATGTATTGAACAACTAAGGGATATATTTTTGGATTTTGTAATTCTGAAGCTGTAACTGAAGCTCTATCTTGTGAATATCCAGCGGCAACGGCGGCTTCTGTTCCATTCATTCTTCCCTCATTTGTAACTAATTCATGAGCGAATTTCATTTGCATTTCTGTTAATTTCTTTGGTAAACCCATATTATTGATTAGTTACTATTTCAAAATTACAATCATATTTATTACATAAAACAGATGATATTTTTTTAAAATGTTTTATTATTGATTTTCTATTCTGAAAATAAAACCATTCAGATGAACCAGAAGATTTTATTTTTTTTGTTGAGTAAAACTTAAAAAATTCTTGTAGTGTTTTTTCTAAATTAAACCCATTATTAACACTATATTCAACAAAACATATGTAGTTTAATCCATATGGATTGTCGGTTGGATTCATTCTGTCTTCAACACTCTGTTGAGTTGTCATTCCAATTTTATAATGATTTGTACTGTATGGTCTTTGCTCTTCAGCTAAATAAACTTTTATCTTTTTAACGCTGTTTATAGAATTTAGTATGTTAAATATTGGTTTAAAACTCCTGCATATTTTAATTACTTCACCTGGTTTACACTCAAGTCTTTTGTCTAAGATGTCTATGGCTTTTCCCATTAATCTATTTAATTTAAACAGATTATCTCTTAGCATTAACTTATTTTGTTCTGATTTTTCTGTTCTTAATTTTTCAATATACTCACATACCAATGGATACATCTTTATATTTTGCAATTTACTTGCAGCGTTTTTTGCAGTGTGTGCTGAATAACCAGCAATCTTAGCACATTCTGTAGAGTTAATTTTGCCTTCGTTATTTATAAGTTCATTAGCAAATTTAATTTGCATTTCTGTTAATTTCTTTGAGAGACCCATACACTTTACATTTAACGTAATTTACAGTAAAAATCAAATATATATTACTCCATAATATAATTACTGGGGTCGGCTTACGAGGATTTATCCAGATACTGGGCCCCAGGTAATAAAAGGAATACTAATGCAAACAAGATTACTAAGACAGATACTAGATAAGTTTCTTAAAAACTCTGAAGTTGGTGGTGACGCCAGAGTTCAAGTTTATATGCCTAACGGAGAAACATTTGATGTCAAAGGCGTTCAGTTAATGGAAAATAAAATCATTGGTGTAAGAGAATCTCATAGATTAATTATAACTGTTGAGCCAACAGCATGGAAAATGGGTAAGATGATTAGACGTATTGGTTAATGCACACCTTACGTTAAATTATTAATGAAACCAGAGTCAAAATTTTGGCAAGAAGTTAAGAAAAATATTACAGGAATTTCTTTCACAAGGCTTGAATCTTGGGCCTCAGCTGGTGTGCCAGATCTATTATGTTACAACAAGAATGGTAAATTTTTCACGATTGAATTAAAAGTAACAAAGGGTAATTCTATTCGATTCTCTCCGCATCAAATTGCCTTCCATATTAGACATCCACACAATTCTTTTATCTTAAAAAAGTCGCTCGGTCCTTGTACCGTAAAACTTTATGAAGGATCCAAGATCCTTGAACTACATGAGCGTGTTCCTTGTGCCTGTATTGCTGAAGGTTGGACCAAGGTTCAGGAACATCTTGTCAATGTGACATAGTGTCGCACTAAACACCTGTGGGCGGGTCCCACCCCAACACTTGCTTGCTTGTGCCTGCTGCCTGCTTGCGGGCTGTTTTTAAATATTAAAAATTATTGGATCTTGGCGCCAGCTTGGAGCTGGCGCCGCTTGAATTACTTACACTTTGGACAATCTACTTTATCATCCGGAAGGTCGTCATACCCACACTTTGAGCATTCGTAAGTAACTGGCTGCACTTCGAACTTGGGCGTGGTGTACTCACGCATTGCTGCATTGTATAGGTGTGTGAAAAACAGGTGTTCCTCCTCCTGCTTCTCAAAAAAATTAATGATGTCCCGATCAAGCCCCACCCGAAGCTCACGCACGTCCTCGGGAACGTACTTGGTTTCACGTCTGTGGTCGAGCTTGCCTTCGGCATCAAAAGACTCTTCGATAAGAGTAAGCTCATATCTAGAACTAACCATTATTTTCCTCCTCTGGTTCAAATTTTACAATTATATGCATAGAGCTCTCGAAGCCCTCTACATAATTGTAATCGATGCCCGCCTTATCTAGGGCCTCCATTACTTCTTGTTCAGTCATACATACTCCATAGTTGTTACTCATCCCAGATTATCCTAGCCATGTTCCTTGGTCAATGATTATTTATTCACGAATCAAGGCGCTTGTGAGCTGTTGCAATTTTGTTTTGTCAATGCGACATAGTGTCGCAGGCAACACACACCTGTGGGCGGGGCCCACCCCAACAAACACTTGCGGGCGGGGCCCACCGCTTGCTGCTTGTTACTTGGTGATAAACCGTCGTGCACCGGTTCCCAGCTTTCGCTTTCGCCACTTATCGCACGCCTTCTAGATTCGGATCGGCTTATCATGTTAATGTTTACCGTAGGCAACGTTTTGAACGTTGCGGTCCCAACAAGCCCGGCAATCTTTACACTTGTTGTCTTGTTCAGCCGCCGGGCATGTTTTTTCTGACGTAACAACGGTAGACGTCCAGGGCCAAAACGTGGCGGCCTTGCCATCAACTTTATGGGCAGAAAGTCGTATAATTAAATTTTCTGGTACTTCGTCCGCTTGTATGCAATTAATAATAGAGGCCTCCCGTGTGGGTAACCAATGTTGTATTCCAGGCGTTAGTTTACACACTTCAAAAATTTTCTTTAAATGATCTAATGATTGTAAATCTCCTGAGTCGTGCCATCTAAAAAAACCGGTCTTTGTTTCAATAATGCTTGTTGCCATGGCCTTGGTCCATAGTGGATGATCAATAGAATCAAGGCGGCGTTGCATTGCATCCTTTACATTAGGAAAACGATAGCGGCCCTTTAAAGCATAACAGCCCGAACATACTGAGCCGGGAATCTTTACAAGTTTAGAGCCTGTAATACATTTTGTTGCCGGAAGGTTATAACTGAAACCAGGCATCTTGGAGGGCTTTGAAAGCCCTCCGGTTATTTGTTTTAACTAGTCTTTATTCATCTTTTAACTTTTTTCTTCATTGGAGCCTGCGCCCTGAAATTTGAATCAAAGCCGTTTAATTTTGCAGGCGTCAACTCATACATAACAAACCCTTTTTCAGTGGGTATTTTTTTAAAGCCTAGTTTTTTTAATTGTTCCATAATCAATCTAGTAAAGTCATGTATTGCTCAGGAAAATTTCTTGCGAACCAATCTAGGCCCTGGCGGTGGGTTTTCCAATCTTCGAATCGTTCACAGCCCATAATCAAATCATAAACAGCGGCCGCGAACCATGGCACAATCGCCACCTCACCACTGAATCTATTATTGATCTTTATTTCTTGGCCCTTATCTATTTCTAGATTTAGATCGAATGGAATTTTATATTCTTTATCATTCCATTTTATTACGTGCTTAGCTTTCATTTTTTTTCCTTTCGTTGTTTAAAGCCCCGAAACGATCTGACCTCAAAGCGCGTACAGAATCAAGGTACTATCTCTTTGCATATAATTAGTATGCATTCATCGGGGGACTAGGAAGGGACGTGTGATCTATTTCTCCGGAACCTTCTAATCAATTAAAACAGTATCCCATATTATCTCAGAAGGCAATAACTAAATTTATTCCTGGGCCATGATTCGTGGATCAAGTTATTTAATTAAGTCAATGCGACATATTGTCGCAGGCTAATATATACCTGTGGGCGGGCCCCACCCAAGAAACACTAAACACCTGTGGGCGGGCCCCACCCAAGAAACACTAAACACCTGTGGGCGGGCCCCACCCAAGAAACACTAAACACCTGTGGGCGGGACCCACCCGGGAATAAAAAAAATAAACAAAAGAATTAGATTGACTTAATCTGGGATATTATGTTATGATTACAAATAAACAAC